GCCATTGTTAGTGTTTTTCTTGGGAACGCCATTGTTAGTGTTTTTCTTGGGAACGCCATTGTTGGTATTAGGAGTTCCATTGTTAGTGTTTTTCTTGGGAACGCCATTGTTGGTATTAGGAGTGCCATTGTTAGTGTTTTTCTTGGGAACGCCATTGTTGGTGTTAGGCGTTTTGGGTGTGTTAACATTGTTCTTTTCTTTTTGTTTTTTAATCAGTTCGTCTAATTCTTTTCGTTTTATATTCATCTCAACGTTTTGTTTTTTGAATTTATTGATAAATTCTAACCTTTGAGCCTCTATGTCCTTCTTTTTCGTGTTTATATTTTTTAATCGTTGTTCCATCATTTTTTTGAATTCTTCTTTTTCTTCTTCCGTCTTGAACCGGTTTTCTAACATTTGTTTTTCGAAAAATTTCTTTTCACGGTCCATTTTTAACAGTTCATTAAATTGTTTTCTTTCGAAGTTTGATTTTTTTTTCTCGAATTCTACACTTTTATTAGTATACTCTTTCGATCTACCATTTCCACTAAGAAATTGAGGTACACCTTTACCAAATAAACTCTTCGGGAAATATACTTGTCTGGGTGTATTTGTTACTTCCCGATTACGATTATCTGATATATTCGGTCTCTGCATTTTTAGTTTATCTGGAAATATGACATCACCATTACGTTTATTTACCCCATTGTTCGTACGGGTGTTCACTCCATTGTTGGTACGAGTATTCATACCATTGTTCTTATTCGCACGGGTGTTCACTCCATTGTTGGTACGAGTATTCATACCATTGTTCTTATTCGCACGGGTGTTCACTCCATTGTTGGTACGAGTATTCATTCCATTGTTCATACGATTATTCATAACATTTTCCATCGCTGAATTATAATTAACTTTCGTAAGTTTACGTTTTGACGCTAATTTTATAGGCTCCCGGACACCCATCGATTTCAATTTGTTTTCGATCGAAGTAAGCATATGCTCTTTAGTCGGTTTCGTTGGGATGAGTGCACCAACTTTACGAAGTATACGTTTTATATCAGAAACCTTAGAAGATGAATTAAATACTATCTCATAATCGTTAGCCTTTAAGGGTGATTTTTTATCTAATAAATACGTTCGATCACTTGTTATAACTAATGGTGGTAGTGGTAATTTGTTATCCTGGATGTCTTTATATATCTGACAAATCTCCTTTCTACTTAAAGTAACATTCAAACCTGTGTTCTGCTTAATGATCTCTCTGAGATTTTTTATATCCGCATCCGGATCGCACGCATCCATGGCGTATTTATATATGCTCACAAAATTTTTACTACAAAACATAAATGTAAATTATTGATGTGTTGTAGTATAATTATTACCCAAAATATAGAGTCTAATTTTTTCTTCATAATCCATATCAAACTTAAAAATATTAGTATCACCTAAATTTATTTCAATTATTTTAATATTTTTAGTGTATGAATTCTTGTTACCGAACGTCGAAAATATAATTGATTCAAAAAAATCAAGGGGATTTTTTATTTCCTCTTTAAATCTTTTGTTTATATTTACCGTTATACAAGTAACTTCATAGTCTTTTTTATCTAAGAACGGTTGTAACGGATACTCCTCACACGTACATCCATCAACATAATTATATCCATTATATTCAATTGATTCGAAAATAACTGGTATTGCCATACTCATACACACCGCATCTATAATATTCATATCTGGGTGAGTATCTCTGGAAAAGTATTCAGTTTTGTGTGTATTTAAACAATAAGCTGAAATATATATTTTCTTTTCTACATCATTAAATGTTGGGTTACATCCACAAACTTCTATAATTTTTTCTTTTACTCGAGTCATATCAACGAAACCATAACTAGTTAGAAACGATGATATACTTACATTAATCACAGAACTCAAATCCAAATTTAAACAAATATCAAGTATATCGTCAATTGGTATATTTAAGGCCAAAAACAATGTAAGTATAGCACCAGCCGAACAACCGGAAATTTCATGAACATCCTTTATATTAGTTTCAATTCGTTTTAATGCCCCAATTAATGAAAATATACCCATTGATGCTGGACCAATGACTAAATATTTCATCCTTAATTAATAGTACGAAGGAAATTGGCGACGAAGAAGCGCAAATATCACAGCGAATACGATTGAATGTGTCAATGAGGCAGAAAGACTCGTCTGACCCGATCGGAATAATCCTCCGGATCCGGGTGGTATTGTGAGCAACAAACCCGGGCTGAGAACCAAGAACATGGATGTAGTAACCAACAAATCAGTCTTGGTTAAAATGAGTCCCAAAGCCTTTGCTATCATAGAATACACAAGAAAGAAAACCAATGCATGGAAGAATATAGCACTTTGGGAAGTCTTACCATTCGTGAAATTAACGCTGCGACCATTTGTAGTCAAAAGAACACCTGGACTGAGAGCAAGGAAAAGGGCCGCTGGGATAGAAACTTTTTTAGAAGTAATATCGGGTAACATATTTAATATAAGTCTATATTATTTTGTTTAGTATGAATCATAACGAAATTAACAAAGTCTTCAAATGAAGTACCACATAAAATATCATTATGCAAACTATTTTCTTCTATGTATTGTATAATTTTTAACCATATGTAAAATAGATGTTCTCTATATCGACAATCTATATATTCGGGTGTATCGTGCTCCTGGATATAACAAAACTCTTCAAAATCTGTAAACATACACTCTGTAAAAAGTGTATTTTCCAACATTGCATCGTAAAGATAGACCTTAATCATATCCCACAAATACCATAACTCATCTGAATATTCCACACCCCAATCATGTATATTTAGATGAGATTCTGATTCAATCTCGATGTCATCCTCGCTGCCATCAGTGTCACAACCCACAGTAGCTTCGTACACATACTGACTCCAAACCATGTCTGTTACTTACTTACAGTTTCCTTTTTATCTTTTATACCAGTTAACGATATCGACGTAGTTTCCTTAGTCTTTAAATTATCCTGGATCGCATTGATAGCCCCCTCAATTTTAGCTTCGTCACCACCAAAGTATTGGTATAGTCCTTCTCGGATCACATCCTTATTAATACCTGATTTTCGGACGGACTTCCGTAAACTAATCTTACCCTTCCTGAGGTTAATTGTATCAATACCCTGATTCACCATCTGCATCTTAACATTCTCCTTAAGACGCTTTTCTTCTTGGTTCAAAATCTTAATATCTGATTTAGCTTCAGAAAGTTGCTTTGTGAGTTCGATAAGCTTTGACACAGTGTCTGAAAGATCGGTCGAAACGGATGTCATATTTATTATTTATTATTTAAAACTATAGTCTAATCTTTAAGCACAGAGACCACGTTGCATTGTGTCGGGCACAATCGTGGTGTTATTCCATACATAAGCCTGTTTCGGGTTTGGTGGATCAACCCGAACAGTTCTATTGGCATTTCTCAACGAGCCACCTACTGTTTCTGGGAAACCAATTTGTTGTCTAGGTTCAAGATAGCTTTGTCCAGCAAGAATATCATCTGGGGCAAATTGACCAAAGTCTTCTTGGGAAGCTATTTCCCGCGGGAGAAGAGACGACGCAAGACCTGTGCCCTTCTGCATATTACATTCACTGCGGCTAACTGGGGCAGCTGCCATACTATCAGATGGTTCATCACCACCCAAAGAGGCATATGTGCGTTCTGTAATACTGTAACGAGATTTACCATTACCCATGCTGAACAAAACATAAATCAAAACCACGACAGCTGTCAACATGAGAATGTTTTTCGTTCTACCCTTCATCTTTATATAGAATAAATAATTTTTTTTTACTGATCATCTTCATCGGCAATTACATATTCTTCTGGGTAAAGATCTTCAATGACCGGATCATCAAAAACCTTCACCTGAACCAAATTCCAAACTGGGCCAAATGCTTTTTTAGCAAACCACAATCCGGCAAACTCAACGATAGCAGTACACATACCCGTTGGTTTAATGTTGGAAATATCAATTACTTCCTGATTCACATTAAAAACACGTGTTTGGGGGATTCGGTCACATGTAAATTGACCATTCACCATACCAGACGTATACGCCGAGCGGATGACGTCTTCTGTAAGTTCTTTACCAAACCAAGAAGACGCATTTTCAACTGCAGACTTGATGTTTAATTCATCAATGTCTTCGATTCGTTGGGTGTTTTTTTCTGAAACCATATCAATTGTAACTTCATTTGATTCGCCTGATACTGTAACTTTATTCACCCGATTGAGTTGAACAAAGTGCTTCTTTTTTTCATCACTGAGAGCTTTAACAAAGTAAAGTCCATCATCGCCTTTGTTTGGTGTACCGTAAATCATTATATGTATTATAATATGTTTAATTCTTTAAACCAACAAATGGTATTTTAGATGACTTTTCCAATATGTCTGTTGGTACCCACGAATCTCTATTTTGTCTGTATCCATACAAAAGCTTGGACGTATTTATATTTTTATTGAAAGATACGGGTTTAATTGGCCTGTGTGTATATTCATTACCTATATAAGCCTTAGAACCAGTTTTTATCCATTTTTGCTTTTTTAGATTGAATCGTTCTTTACCATGTGTTTTGATATAACCACCAATATTCATATTATTTGGTGTTGCTTTAATTCCATGAACAATTTGTTTAGATAACCTTTCGGAACTTGGTTTTGTTGTATATTTTAAGTATTTATTGGGATTTATCTTTTTCGCTATATTAACACCAACGTTTCTATATTGTCGTGAACTCACTCTGGGTGTTATTATTTTAGTATGTACTTTTTTGAATATTTCTTCGATAGAGTCATTAGAGTTTAACTTTACATTCTTATTAATTATCTTCGAAAGTTTCAACATACGTTGTCGATCTTTTTCTTTTTTTTCGGGTCTTAATCCGAGTTTTTGCATGAGATACACATCTTCCAAAAGAAACCGTTTACCTGCAATACTTATTCTCTTATCATGTACAATCTTACCAGTATCCTTATTTTTGTAAGTGACACCTTTCGATTGTGATTGTATTATTTCATACCCAAATTCACGTGGTCTCATTATAGGTATATCTAGAATACCCCCAAGAACTACATCATCAATCTTATTTTTGTTTATTATAAAATATCTTACATTCAAATCAAGTGCAAATAGTTCAACGTCTATAAGCACATCATCCTTTATGATATTTTTATCGTTTCTTGTTTTTTTCTTTTTAATGAGAACATATCGTCTGGATACGTATGGACCTGTTTCCGAAAATCCTAAACCAACAAATCTGGCAATTTTCGATGCATTTTCTGTAATTCTATTTTTTATAACTTTATCATTAGTTTGTGCAATTTTTCCAAGTTTATCCCATAATACAAGTTTTATAGCTTGAAGTTTACCAAAATATTTGGTATCATATTTAATACGTGGTATGAACTTTGTATCTATATCACTTGTAATTATTCTATTTTCACGATCTATATATTTGTTGAAAGCTTCACCACCAGATATTACAAGATCACCATATGGATTTAATGCAGTTGAAAGCTCCCCAACCACCTTCATAATCTTATCTCTTATCTGATCAGTTACGAGGACATATATAATCTTTTCGAAACTTTCATTTTTATGCACTCGTGCAACACGCTTCCTGAAAGCAGACAAATTATTATTGTCAAAATGTTTCTTCAATATAGGATCATTGAAAAATAGATTTTTTTTTAAAAATCTATTAATGACTGCCTCTGAATAAATCTCTGTATCCATAACTATTATAGATGTACAAAAAAAATAGACACTGAATGTTACTTAAAGAAGACGCCCATACGAAGTGTATAACAAAGACATGTCTCTTGAAAATATCCAAACCGAACTTCAGGCACTCCACAATGATTTGAAAGCTTTGACTAAACTTGTCCGTAAGATTAAGTCTAAACAAGACGACCCGGATGGAGAAAAGGCAAAGAAGCGTGCTGAAAACAACGGTTTTAACCGAAAGCAACAAATTACACCCAAACTTCGTGCCTTCCTTGAACTCGGTGAAGGTGAGCTCATCTCCCGTAGTGAAGTCACTAAAGCTATCAATAAATATATTACCGAAAAGGGGTTGAAGCACCCGGATAATGGTCGTCAGCTTGTTCTCGATGACAAGTTGCGTGATCTTCTCGCTCCACCAGCTGATGTCCAGGTCACCTTCCTTAACTTGCAAAAGTACTTGAGCCCGCACTACATCAAGAGTACAGCTTAAAAAATTGAAACATAGTCATTATAGATGAACAATGACTGTCGAAAAAGATAAAATTGAACAGCTTGTTGGTACAAAGATTAAGGATATCACTTTGTACCAAAAAGCATTTACTCATAAATCCGCCCTCAAAGAAGATGAAGAACTTACAGAATCATTCGAAACCCTCGAATTTATGGGTGACTCCGTATTAGGCTTTGTAATCACTAAATTTCTATTTGATCAATATGAAGAGCGACAAGAGGGCTTTCTTACAAAAGCTAGAACTAAACTTGTTCGTTCAGAGACACTTGCGTCTATCGCAGTGAAACTGGGTCTCAATGAGATGGTTCGCATGGATGAAAAGGGAATGCGAAATGGTTGGAACAATAATCCGAAGATTTTAGAAGATGTTTTCGAAGCTCTTGTTGGGGCTATTTATATGGATTTGGGACTTATTCACGCTAAAAATTTCATACTTCGTATTTATAATGATCCACAATACATAAATATGAAAATGATCATGATTGATGATAACTTTAAAGATCATCTCATGAGATATTGTCAAATTAGTAATTTCCCGTTACCCGAATATAAAATAGCATCACATCACGAGGGTGTATTTTATGTGGATGTATACATAAATAACTGTTTTTGTGGACGTGGTGTTGCCAAAAGTAAAAAACAAGCCGAGCAAAATGCCGCTAGGGAGTTTTTTGCTAATAACATGGAACAGCTTAAAAATGAAGTGTCATAAATAACTAATAGCATGCATCCAAACGTGAAAGCTTTGATTGAAAGGGAATATGCTGCCCAAAAATCTGAAGAGTGGTTAGCTCTTCGTGGAAACATGTTAACGGCATCCGATGCAGCTACGGCTATTGGTAAGAATAAATATGAAACTCCACTTGGGTTAATACTTAAAAAATGTGGAATCGGTGAACGTTTCATGGGCAATGAAGCCACACGTCACGGTGAAAAGTATGAAGATGAGGCAAGAATTCTCTACGAGCAAAGACATAATGAAATCGTGCATGAAATTGGTCTTTGTCCACACAGTGAACATAAATGGTTAGGTGGCAGCCCCGATGGAGTATCAGAATCTGGAAAGCTCATTGAAATTAAGTGTCCTATGGCTCGTAAAATATTACCCGAAGTCCCCGAACACTATATGCCACAACTTCAACTTTGTATGGAAATTTTAGATCTCGAAGAAGCAGATTTTATTCAATATAAACCCGCAGAAACGAATTGGCCACGACCAGAGGAATTTGTTGTAGTAAATGTAAAACGTGATCGTGAATGGTTTAAAACATATCTTCCAATTATGAAGGATTTTTGGGACAAAGTGGTATATTACCGACAACATCCAGATGAAATCCCTAAACCAGAAGAAAAACCAAAACGCACTAGAAAAAAGAAGCCCGAGCCTGTAGTGGAGTGTGAAATATACGATATTTCAGAAGATGACTTCCTAAGTGATTAATATTTTAGATAAATACAACTAAAAATATGCAGGAATATGAGAGAGCTGTCAAACAGTTAAATGGTACATTACAGAAACCACATCAAGAATATGGTGTAAAATGGATGCTTCTTCATGAAATAAATGAAACCATCCCTAAGAAAGGTGGCTTTCTTTGTGACGAAATGGGCCTTGGTAAAACGATACAAACTATTTCTCTTATATTAGGTAATCCCGTTAAAAGAACATTGATTGTTGTTCCAAAAACGATTGTAGAACAATGGCATCGGGAATTTCAAAAATTTGCACCACAGTTGAAAGTATCTATTTATGATAAACATAAACAAATAGACGAATGTGATGTACTTATTTCATCATACTCATCTATTGTACAAAGGGGTGAAAAAAGAGATTTTAAAACTGCGATTCATGAAGTACATTGGAATAGACTTGTACTTGATGAAGCACACGAAATCCGAAACAGACGTTCGAAACTATTTTTTTCTCTTAACGCACTAATGACAGATATTAGATGGATGTTAACTGGTACACCTGTATTCAATTCAACCGAAGATTTCATTTCGTTGTTGATGTTCATTGGTTATTGTAAACTTACTATACAAGGAAACTACGAAAAGTTAAAGTCATTATATATTCTGAGAAGAACGAAGGATACTATAAATTTACCAAAATGTTTTTTTGAAAATGTCGAACTTGATATGTTTGATCAAGAAAGAAACTTTTATGAGAATGTTTTTACAGAATCTAAAGATTTTATGAGGGAAGTTTTTAAAAATTCTACAAATATTGGTACAAAAAATATGGAACTTTTAGAATGTTTACTTAGAGCTAGACAGTGTATGATATGGCCACAATTATACTTGAATGGTATTTCTAAGAAATATGAAATCGATGCGGGTAAATGGACTGGTAGATCAAACAAGATGGAAACACTCCATAAGCTTATAAAAGAACACCCGAATGAAAAAACTCTTATATTCTGTCAATTTGTGGAAGAAATGAACCACATACAAAATATGTTATCAGAATATGAAGTCTTTAGAATAGATGGTTCGGTGGATAAAAATACACGCGAAGAAAGAATTGAGGATTTTAAGTCTTCGGAAAAAAATTCAATTTTTATTATACAAATCAAATCAGGTGGCCAAGGTTTGAACCTCCAAGAAGCAACACGTGTGTATATTACTGCACCATCTTGGAACCCTGCGACAGAACTACAAGCCATAGGTCGGAGTCATCGCTCCGGACAAAATAATGACGTATACGTGAAAAAGTTGGTATATCGTGGAGATGAAAATTTCCCAAGTGTTGAAGAATCTATCATGTGCCTCCAGGGTCATAAGTCTTTGATATGTTCAGAGGTGCTCAATGATAAGCGTATAGAAAACCAAATACCTACTAAAGGTATTTCCTCTAAGATATCAATTAATGACATCAGGAAAATTTTCTGCGTTTAGTGTAAAAATGAACTCTAAGACATTTGGAAGCCGAGCTGAAGTTTTCCACGGAACCGCCGAAAGAACTACAGGTGGTCTCACTAAGAAAGATCTCATGATTGGTGGTGATGGACGTATCAAGAGTAAGGCTGCCCACAATTCCGCACTCGCTCGTATGAAGTCTGAAGGTAAGAAGGCGATGGTTAAGGTTTTCAAGCCGAAGAAAGGTAAATTTTCTCTTCAACCAAAGGCGGGTACAAAAGCATATGAGAAAAAGATAAAGAAGATGGAGGACTAAGTAAATCTGAAGAGAATTATGTTTTATCTTTAGATTTATAAAAATATTCAATTAATATAAATGACTTTAGAGAAGTGGGATGAATCTGTGCGTCTCGCAAAAATTAAGTTAGGTCACAATCCAAAAAAATTTACCAGAATAGATGGTAAACTTCTCAAGGAGGCGCAAGCTATTTATCATATACTACTCATGAACGACAAACTGAAACCCCTTTAATCGTTCAGGCTCAAATACCATGAGTTGATATAATTTCCATGTAATTCCAAATTTCTTATTAAGAAAATATACACTTGAAAGTTCAACAATAGATTTACCTGAATTTCGTGAATAGAGACCGTGACTCACTTCATCCTTTAAATGATTCTTATCTGCATCAAATACATGTGCTTTTAATGTATCATGGATATCTGTGTCAACTTTCACACGAAATTTTGGTGCGTGCCCCTGATTTTCCTTTATATTAGAATTAAACATTGATTTAAGTTCATTATAACTATACACCTTGTCGAAAATTTTATCACTTTGTTCGGCGACCGCACGAATAATTTTGTCTTCGATTTGTCGTAGTGTATCGTAAAACGTTTTTACATAGTTGTTTTCTTCGTCATAACCATTCATAGAAAAATCAAGATTCCACTTTACCGGACCAACTTCTGGTGTAAAGCCAGAAACTCCAAAAGGCATATACATTCGTGGAATTTGAATGCGAAAGGGTTTATCATCATTTGTGGAAATCACAATTTTTCGATTATTGTATTCATTGATTTTTAAATTATCACATGCGTCAATGAACTTGGACATTATATATGAATAATAATGTAAAACTTTAAGCTGAACACATAACACAATCTGGTTCAAGGCTAAATTGTATGGGACGAGCCTTTGCCTTACTTCTCAAATAGTACATACCGGTTTTTAAACCTTTTTTCCATGAATACATATGCATTGATGAGAGTTTCGAAAGAGTGGGACTTTCCATAAATAGATTCATACTTTGAGACTGATCGATAAAACGCCCTCTATCAGCTGCCATGTCGATGACATCTTTCATTTTGATTTCCCAAACAGTTCTATATAAATTTTTAATGTCATCGGGTATGTCGACGATGTTTTGAATTGACCCACCAGCTTTTACCATTATATCTTTCATTTCCTTAGACCAAAGGCCAATCTTTTTGAGGTCTTCAACAAGGTGTCGGTTTACTACAACAAACTCCCCAGCAAGTGTTCTTCTAAGATATATGTTTGTTGTATATGGCTCGAAACACTCATTATTACCTAGAATTTGTGCCGTTGAAGCCGTAGGCATGGGTGCCATAAGTAGACTATTTCTTAGTCCCTTCTTCATTATGCGTTCTTTGAGGATATTCCAATCATAATGAAGTTTAGTTTCACCTTCCCACATATCAAACTGAAGAATACCTTGTGCAGCGGGAGAACCTTCAAATGTAGAATATGAACCCTCTATCTCAGCCAAATCGCAACTTGCTTCAAGTGATGCGTGATACATCGTTTCAAATATACGTGAATTTATAAGTTTCGCTTCATCCGAATCAAATGCAACACGACATAAAATAAATACATCAGCTAAACCCTGTACACCCAAACCAATTGGTCTGTGTTTCATGTTTGAGTTTTTTGCGGTTTCAACCGGGTAAAAATTACGATCAATCACACGGTTCAAATTCTTCGTTACTATTTTTGTAATTTCATGAAGTTTTTCATAGTTAAATGTTCTCTTTTCTATGTCAACAAACTTCGGTAATGCGATAGATGCCAAGTTACATACAGCAGTCTCATCTTTGTCTGTGTATTCTATGATTTCTGTACATAAATTTGACGATTTAATCGTACCCAGATTCTTTTGATTACTCTTCTTATTGCACGCATCTTTGTAAAGCATATATGGAGTACCCGTTTCTGTTTGTGATTTAAGTATGGCCTTCCACACATCGGCAACGGGTATAGTAAAACTTGCCCGCCCCTCTTCTTCATATTTCGTGTATAGTGCTTCAAATTCTTCTCCCACAGCATCAGAAAGACCTGGTGCCTTATCTGGACAAAAAAGAGACCATTTTCCACCCTCTTCAACACGCTTCATGAAGAGATCTGGAATCCACAATGCAGAAAAGAGATCGCGACATCTCGCCTCATCATCTCCTTGATTAAGACGCAACTCAAGAAAGTCCATAATATCCGCATGCCATGGTTCCATGTACACAGCAATACTACCCTTACGTCTACCTGCCTGATTCACATATCGCGCAGTTGCATTAAATACACGTAACATCGGGATAATACCATCTGATTGTCCGTTTGTACCTCTAATACGGGACTTATTTGCCCTGACATCGTGAATATGCATACCGATACCTCCAGCCCATTTACTTATTTGTGCACATTCAGTTAGAGTACCATAAATTCCATTAATCGAATCTTCTTTGTTTGCAATCAAAAAACACGAAGACATTTGAGGTCTAGGTGTCCCTGCATTGAAAAGGGTTGGTGTTGCATGAATAAACATACCACTACTCATTTTATCATATGTTTCAAGAACAGACTCAACATCTCTACCATGAATACCGATAGCAACTCTCATGAAGAGATACTGTGGGGTTTCCATGAGAATACCATCGAGTCTCTGTAAATAAGATTTCTCGAGAGTTTTTAAACCAAAATAACCAAAGTCGTTATCTCTTTCGGGTTTGATATGATCTTTCACCTGAAGAGCGACATCTGCGACTTCATCTGTAACGATACAAGCCTTTGAAAGTTTTTTCATGGCGATATGGAAATTATTTGGGGCGATTTTCTGAATATTACTTGCTACTATACGTGTTGCGAGGGTCTCGTAGTCTGGGTCTATTGTAATCATCCCTATACAAATTTCAGCCGAGAGAGTGTCAATTTCCTGAGTTGTAATTTCATCATACATGGATGAAAAAACCTGCTGAGCTACTTTTGTAGAATCAACTGATGAAGAGAGACCGTTTGTTAAGCGTAAAATCCTGTTGGTGACCTTGTCAAATTTCATGTCTTCAACATGATTGGAGCGCTTTGTAACTCGCATCTTTTATAACTATCTATAAGATGTATTTTTTAAATTACTTATTTCATGAGGCAGTTGAGATCATGGCTTCGTACTGTGGCTGGTCCAAGTGTCTCGAATTTGCGATCGGGCTGAAGTAAATAAGTATTCACATTGTACATACCTTGTTCACCTGGCTTGGATACAGGCGGATATGATCCAACAAAACACGTAGGTGGGTTACAGGGAACGGCCTCGATATTTTTACTTTTTTCTGCGAAGATGGAATCAAAGTCTGCAGGATTCAACATTTAATATTTACATATTTTTTTTTTCAGCGGGTATATTAGATGTGTGACAATCTTCACCTAAATTCTATCAAACAATGTGAAACTCCTCTGAACAGTTTGTTTTTTTCGGAATTCAATACCAACTTGATACAGCGTGCGATTAGACAAAAATTTAAAGATGATACTGGAATTTCTATAGATTATCAAAATGAAGACGATCTATTTTCCATCATGCGTGTTGTTTTTATTAACAACTCGGGTGATCATTACAGTCAAGTAAATCAGCAAGTTCGGCAAATGAATGAGATGGTTATTAAAACTGCGTTGTCTCAGATAAAGACGGGTGTGTCTCAGTATGTGGCTTACATTAGAGACATTGATACATTAAGTATACCCATAGATCGACCTGAAAGTACTTCTACTTATGGTAATAAGATTGGTCCAGCAAACAACAAGATAGGAATCAATTAAAGTTTTGGGTGTATGAAAATGTAAGAACAAATGAGTCTGAACTATTACAAATGTGAGACAGAAAAGGTCTGTAAAGATAAAGGTTGGGACAAAGTAAATATTGATACCGTGTGGCTTCTATTGACAGAAGAATTTGGTGAATTGGCGTCGGCTATCCGACAATACAAAAAAACTTACAAAAAAATGAACCTAAAAAAGGAAAGAGGTACGGATGTTATGATGGAAATGGGGGATGTTTTTAGTTATTTATTCCAAATTGCACATATGTTAAATGTAGATCTAGATAAAATGTGGACACAGCACATTTCCAAAGTTAATCATAAGAAATATAATCTAAACTATTAGTAAATGAGTGCGTATATGCTCAGTGACGAAAACACAATCGATGACGTCAATCCGTATGTTATGTATGATTTTTCCCTTCCGGGTACATTGCGCAAAACATCCGATTTTTCCGATTTTTCTGAACCTATCAAAGAAGATATAATTCTTCAGGATGAAATTAGTCCTATATGTCAATATGGCGTGACTGCGGGTGATAAAACGGCAAATCTATGCAAGGGTGGATCACGTGGTGTTCCTCTAGACAAGACAATCCACCCTAAGCGTAATATTGATTTGGGTTACACGGGTATAAAAAATGAAGGTATTTTGATTTCACCATCTGAATTAGAATGTGTTATTTATAAAAATACAGATCTACGTGTTTTTGTTATAGGTATTATTCTAACGCTGATTCTATTATTTTCAATACGTTAAATAATCTTTTAAGTTTACCAATATTTAAACATCCATCAATCACCATTGGTAATGTATCTTCGCATATATATTTCATAAATTTACATTGCCACATAGATTTAAAATTTACATATGGTGGTTCAAATGTTTTATCTAAAATTTTTATAGAACGCATAATACGCATGAGTTGTTTATTCGATGGACTTCCCATGAGTATGTTATCGATAACCGTAGTACACATACGTTGATACACTTCGAAATTTTTATCAACCATTGTGTTTAAAAAGTTTTCGTAAGGGATTGTTTGTTTGAGTGAATTTATTTCAATCCAATCACATTCTGGTTTTGTTCTCAGTGTGTCTGAAAAAAGTTCATAACCTTTTCCGGGTACGTATTTTGTATATTTAAATTCAACAAAATCAAGTCCGCTATCAACGTCACAAAAATAACGAGCACTCTTAAAAATAGAGCCAGTCATATTAATAATTGTATGGACCCTATCTCTAAGTCATTTATTGTTGGATTATTAAACACCTAAGTCGTGTTACGTGTTTAAAATTGATAAGTTTAAACCCAGAGTCCATGAAATATTCTTCCATCGCAAATAATACATTTTCATATCTACTAACAATAGATGAATTTCGTAACAAAATCGAAGAATCTTTAAAGCCCTCATGGATAAAGATCACTACTATCACCATGATATCAAGTTTTTCACAAAAGGTGGATACACACAAGTTGAGAGATGTTTTTGAAAAAAATGAAGTTTTGAAAATAAAAAATTCAAATGGCCTTGATGATTATGCATTCGAATGGAGACTTAAACCGACAACATTTTACAATCAAGTGACTTTAACATATAATGATTCGTATAGTACAAAGTCCATTAAAGTATTTCCAAATGGTAGCATTCAGGTCGCCGGATGCTCTGATTTATATGATTGTAAACGTATAATCAAACAATTGAGTTACATATTTAAAAAATATTTGGACTTTGAAGAGGATATTCCAATCGAATCGTTTCGTGTCGTTATGATTAATTCAAATTTCAGTCTAAACTACAATCTCAATCTCATGAGAGTTGCTAATCATTTCGAAGATGCAAATGATGTATTTAAAGTTTCATTTGAACCAGACAGATATTCCGCAGTCAAGATTAAGTTTAAACCCGCCGAAGATATGAAAGAAATTACATGTTCAATTTTCAGTACAGGTAAGATTATTATAACTGGTGCAGAAACATTAAAAGAAATTGCATTTGCATATAACATCGTAAATAACCATATCAACGAAGATGCAAGTATTCGTGTTTCGGAAACAAAGGAAAAAGATGTATTTGATACCTTTCTGGGTTATAAGTCCGAAGATTTCGTCAGGCACCTTAAAAAAATGAACTATAATTCGTGGTGTAAAACCACAACGAATAGAAAAATTAATTTCTGATGTAATATTAAATAAAATGTCTCAGCGACTTGGTATGGCCGACGGTCGATGCTTCACTATCAGCTCATCTTCCCAACTATTGAACAATTATGTCATGAAAAAACAGGGTATTAACATGGAAGATAACTATTCTTACCGTCAATTTCTCCAGAAGTCTGGTCCTAGTTTGATTGATTCTTTACAGGCTACACAGAATGGTAAAGATCAATGTAATGTATGTGATGCTCCATTAATCGACACAAGAGATATATACTAAATAAACACGCAAAATATTCAAAAAAAGTTTAATTATATAATCTATAATGTCCACATGTTCGATTTGTCTCAATGACATGAGACAAACTAGGAACAACCCCCCTATACGGTGTGGACATGTATTTCATACATCGTGTATAGATGAATGGAAACGAAAAGGTCACAATACATGTCCACTATGTAGGAAAGTATTTGACGCATCACAATTTAGTGTTACAGTCACTATTCGAAATAACTATATAGCTACTTCGAATACATTACCAATAACTAACAGTGACGACATACTTAATATACTAGACATGTTTGACGTTACTTTTGATATAGAAAATTTAGACGATTTAGACGAAATATTATCGGATCTGGGGATGCGTCTTACCGACTTTGATTCCTCGATCGCTAACACAGAATGAACTACAATATTTTTCGTAGTTTAGCCCGGGATAATTTCTAGAAGCTTTTCTTGGATCGTGTATAGATTTACCTTTAGCATCAGTCAGAAGTGGACCAGTCGCCCACCCCCTCTTGTGACTGAATATGTTTGCCTTGAACACTATACGTTTACCTACTTGAAATTTACCCGCACGCTTCACTCTGTATTCCGGAACTTTAAAAAACTTAGCAACCGAAGTTTGTGTGTCACCCGGTTTTATACGATATTCAACGATACCGTGTTGTACATAAAAGTGAAAGTCGCCTTGACGTATGTAGTTTGTGGGTCTTCCAGGAGAAACAAACATCATAACTTTATAATACCCTTTCTTACATTTTTCATTTGCTTTTGCTAGATATATCTTTTTGGGGTTATCAGAAACTACACGTTTTGGTAATCCACGACAATGTGTGTAATTGTGATTTAGATTGGAAAGTCCAGAGCGATCACCCGGAATTGACTTTTGCCATCTATAAGCTTCATAGTCACCTACAGCATAAGCATAACAGTTGTTGTTACCTATTCCGGTAGATGTACCCCAACGACGATTAGTGAATTTTCTTTCGGAACCACTCAAAGGTAACTTTGATGACATCTATAATATCTACAGAAAAAAATATTTTAGTATAATAAAATGATCCGAGATATCGCCAAGGCTAAAAACACTTCTGACATGTTGTCTGAAATTTTGTTGTTTGTGTTGTCTATCCTCCTCACAACTTTTGTACTTCGCTTTCTCTGGAACCGATCACTTGTTAAACACATTTCAGTTTTGAAGCCAATTAATTCACTCCTTGACGCATTCATCTTGTCTCTCGCTCTTTCCATTGTGAAAGAATGTGGGTGTTAAACTTCCTTAAAACCGGTAGTTTTTTCACCAGCTGGCGACATTAATGTTGGATATGCTTGGATATCTTTGTCACATTTACCATTCGAACAGTCAACAAACTCATGAGGAATATTCTTAGACTTCATGTACTCAATCTGTTTACGAGTCCAGCCACAACCCATGGTCCCGTAAACAGTCCATTTTTCTTCGTTATTGTATTTTGGTGCACTTACGATGACATCAATATTTCGCTTCCCCGTCTGAGAAAGAATGTAAAGATCGACGACAAGGAGGAGGGGTATTAACCACATGTTATATTATAATTACATATTTTTTATTATTTTGCACATTTGTTCTTTTTTTAACTTTGGATTCAATTTGAACAGTTTAACAAGTTCATCTTTTTTATAAAGTCTACACTTTCGTTTTTCAATTTTAAGATCACCATTTTTATTAATTGAAATTGACGGCTTCACGGCAACAATACCAGGTCTCTTTAGTATCGTCTTTTTCTTTTCTGCGTCCTTCTGGAGAATAGCTTTTGCGCGTCTAATTGCCGAAGATGTACCAACATTCTTTGATGCTTCTACTCTTTTTACCACCACGGGCTTTTTTGATGTGACCTTTGAAAGAAAGTTGATCTTCTTTCCTTGCATGAATGAATGATTCATTATGTCATCATATGTTGGGAGGCCTTTGTGTTTTATGAGACGAAGACGATAATCCTTAATGTATTTTGTAGTGACCCCGATATATTCATTTGGGAATAAATCTTTCACGAACTTTCTTACTTCACTATTATTTGAATATTTGTGAATTATATTGAGAAAGTAATGGGCGTCGTACATTGGATGTGACTTTGTCGATATACCTGATATATTAGCAATCTCTTTATCAATCTCAGGATTTCTAACACCTTCTATTGTCGAGAATCCAAAGTCAATCATAATCGGTATATCATCCTTCAATACGATAATATTGTTCCAGTGAAGATCATGATGTCTAAATTTTGGATACTTTTCGTGAATTTTCTTGAGATTTCCGATAACTCGTGAGATCATCCGACGATACGCCGCTGCTGTCTGTCCCAATTTAATCCAGTGTTCGAGAGATATACCGTTAATATATTCAAAGTATAGTAAATCTCTATTATTACACGTCTTAAAATGATACATACGGGGAACACCCATACCTTTCAATTTTTGTGCGATTCGATATTCCATTTTGGCACTAGGTTCACTTGTAAATTTTACAGCAATTTTTGTATTACATTTATCATCCAAACATCCGTAATATACCGCACCATATTGCCCCTTGCCAATTTGGTAAAGCTTACCTTTCTGAATCTGATTTATTCTATTCAAACGAGGTGCATATAGATGAGATTTCGGATCACAACCCTTGGCCCCTCTTAATAATTTTTTGAGTTCTTCACCAACTGCATTCTTCTGAACATTCGTCTTTGCATTGTTGGCAATATTAACAAGGTCTGCGAGCTTGACCATTTTATTATAAACTAAGAAAAGTTTTTATTATACCATCTCATAAGTTTCGGGGAGCATATGTCTCCGTATTCAGCATACATTTCGACTTTTAAGTTGTCTTTATCTAAATAATCCTTTATAACATCGAGTATGTGCATATTTTCCCATGCAACTGCAGCTATCATAGTCGGATGTGTATATAATTTCATAACTTCTTCATACTTTTCCGGTTTGAATGCCGTCTTACACGTGTTCATAAAGACTTCGAACATGAGAAGAGAAATCTCGGGATCTTTGTGTGAGGCCATCCAATATGTAATATAGTTATCATGTTCAGTATCATTTGTTTCAATTATATCATTAACATTTTGTATAATCTGATACTCATTGGCTTTAAGAGCATTAATATCTCCTCGCTTGATAACTTCGAAAATGTTCATAGTGTATTTCTGTGTAGAAAAGATTTGACTTAGGTAACTAAAAAATTTTCTTCATACCATCTCGAAACAGCACTTTCATCATCGGAAATAACAAGGTCGTATAGATATTTTTCATCTACGTGACACATTGCATGTTCGAGTAAATCTATATTTTGACTCTTGACAGAACCACACATAAGAGATCTACCCATAACTTTCATGATTTCATGCCAATGATATTGTGAGTTTTCACGACATATATTTTTTAAGGTTTGGAATAATATACGTCCCTTCCCATGATTTTCATGCGCCCCAATTTCATATGTCAAATAATCACCACTCTCATTCATCATTTCATAATCAATATATTTGATAATATCTTTAGACCTTGACCTGAGGCCTATATAATCACCACGATCAATGAGTTCATGGAGATCTTTATAAATTTGTCTATGATGCATTGTATTATAGAATTTAACAATTGATATATCACTTAGGTCAAATGCAAACCTAAGAAGAGATAACATAACTAATCTTAAATAAAGTTGAGAATTTATAATTTTCTATATGTTTGAGAATCTGTTGATTGCTACACTCGGTGGATATGGACCCTTAATCATCGAAACAAAAAACGGGGTTTTCATTGAAAATTGTGTGATAATTAGTAGAAAGAACATTGATAATGTTATTCGAAAACTTCACGATGGGAAATATTCAAAGATTGAGCAAACAACAGATCGTTCATTCTTTGTAGCATAAAATGCACCCCAAAGACTAACGAAATTAACAAAAGTCTCACTGCAATGTAGAATAGTGACCAGCAATGTAATACACATCACTAAATCCCAATTCTTCTAATTTTTCAGCTGCAAATCTAGCCCGTTGTCCTGTGTTGCAATACACGAGTATACCTTTTCTGGGAAGTTCGGTCGTTGTCTTCTTGTTAATTTTAGTGACAGGAATGTGTATGGCACCTTTATAATGACCAGCTCTATATTCCATTATTGTACGAACATCTACAACTTTCTTTATAGTTCCAGATCTAATCATACGTTTAGCCTTTTCACTACTGACAATATTATCACCCAAAAATGTATAGGTAGCTGCAGCTGCGATAGTTGCGACAATTAATACCGGAAACATGTTATAATATATGTTTATATTTTACTTCCGGCCCAATTTACGATTTGTTTAAGAGACCAAGAACTATTGATATTAGATGGGACATCTATCTTTATCAGACTCCGCTTCATACTCTGTAAATTTGTATCACTTACAAATGTTGGCACTTGTACAATATGATTTAATTTAAATCTTTTGTCATCTTTAGTTGTAATTTTGAGATAATATGGAAAATTTTTTACAAAGTAATTCCATTTCGTAGATTTTCTACTTGACAACGGTACATATTTATGAATTAGACCCCACACAACTCGTTTTATGAAGACAAGTCTATCACGTGGATCTTTGGGTCCAATGTATGTGTTCAGTGTATCATGCATCATAGCTATGAAGGCCTCTATGTAACAAAAATGATGTTGAGATAGTTCGTCATATTGTGAAATCTCGAAAGACTTTTCTAGGATTTTCTTATTTCGAATTCTGATCTTCGTATTTTTTAGGAGTTTTTTATAATTTTCTAAATCCGTACTTACAAACCCCCCCGTGGGTTGGAATGTATTCATTTTGTTTCGTATTGTATATTCTTGTCCATATACTGTTCGAAGTTCATTTTTGAACTCACGTCTGCCGGCACCCATTGAATCAAATAATGTAATTGATTTACTATCATGATTTACTTTAGCAAGTGCATAGTGTCCGTCACCACCTGGATATGTGTGTGATATGTGTAGATAATGTACACCCTTATGCCCCATTTTAATGGGGTTTTTCATACGAGACGTTCTATTACAAGTAAATTTAAAGTCATAATCAGTCTCTTTTTTTATGTCCATGCCAATTTTTTCAAAAATACCGGGTGCTTGAATGAATTGTTTAGCTATTTCACTAGCATCTTCGATAGCCATGAGATATTTTGCGGCATTGTTTGTATTAATACGACTCTCGATGTAATCAGTCTTATCAATCTCATATGTTTCCCCTTTTACACGTAAAAGACGATTACGAACATTTTTATTTTTAATGAGTTTGATAGGGGTAAGGTTCATATCTTATTAAGACATCACATTTTTAAATAATGTTCATCTTCACATGTTTGATATCATCTGAAGAGGATTAAATGTATTTAATTAATGATTATTATATTTTAATTACCGAACGCAACACCCGCCATACCGTTCTTTATACGAAGAACGTTATAGTTTACTGCATAAACACGATGAAGAGAATTACCCCCCGAAACACCATTAAGTATCAATTTAGCAGTATCAATTCTTGAAAAGTTCAACGAACCAGTTGGTTGTTGTTTACTCAATGTAAGGCAGAATGGCCATGTGTATGTTGGAAGATCTCGCAATACATCGTCTGGTAAATCAGTGCAGTGCATTTCATGAACAATATTATGGTGATACAATACAGATGTATTTTCAAACAAAGCAACACCATTGATATAAAGACTGGATGTATCAAACTTATATTCATCATCCCAGTTATTTCCTGTCGCCTTACCCGAAACTAAATGGAGGCCTTTGACTGGGTGATTGAAGTAGCTCAAATCAACGTCTGTATCAGATGGATCGATTGGTTGATATTGTGTTTGTGTAATTAAGAGTTCATGTTCACTGTCGGTAAAGAATTTTCGTTCATCGGTATCTAAATAGATGTAGTTACCATATACTTTGGGGGATGGTGGGTTCGACATACCGGAGTAAAGACCGTCTCTACACTTAATTTTTATTTCAACATCGTGGTATTGAAGAGCGACAAGTGGTAAACACTTTGTCCACTCCTCACCGAAAAAGAACGGTAACATACAATAATCACTGCCTGTATTAGTCCCGGCACCGAGAGCATTTTCCTTGACGACATTTGTTGTCACTGCACACGAGGCTTTTGACGAACCATCTCGGTAGAGTGGGTTATATACACCCTGAATAAACAACGAATCCATTTGGCAAACCTTTTGACCACCTATCCACAAGCTTATGTCCGTTGGATTGGAAGAACCACTAGAGAAAAGACCATCGTTGTTCGTAGCTACATTTGAAATGTTTGGGGCTTCGATCCATATGTAGCTCATCAAATCACCCTTGGAGCGAATTGGGATGGTGACTTCGTTATTTGAACCAAATGTACCGATGTAATCCATACGCTCTGGTTTCATAGAAAAGTTGGTGTGACGTCTGTAGTTTTGACGAAAGAAACTGACCTGAGGTTGACCCGTGATATACACATCCTGGGCACCCTTCGAGACCAGATCAATTAAAGCTGCTGACATTTATATTAAAAGCATATTAAAATTTTGGCTCGATGATAACACAACGACTAATATGGTTGTCTTCCAAGCACTGACTTGGGAAGCCAGGGACAGTGAAGAAGGTAACGAACATCTCATTACCATATTTGGTAAGACTGAGGAAGGTGATTCTGTTTCTGTGACAACCGCATTTACTCCTTATTTTTTTATAAAGTTACCTGAAAATGTTTCTCAACAAACTATCCGTGAAATATACAATACCATTGATCGTAAGTGTCCGGAAACATTATTATGTTATTCGGTAACAAAATCAAAAGACGTCTGGGGTTTTCAGAATAATCAAAAATTTTCATACATGAAACTCGATTTTATTTCATTACAGGCACGTCGGCGTGTCGATTCATTCTTAAAAAAGTCAATGGAGTTGACTTCTGGGCCTTTTAAATTTAAGGTTTTCGAGTCTAATCTTGACCCAGTTCTTCGATTGATGCACAGAACTGGTATTCAATCTACCGGTTGGCTTGATAGTGGTGATAAATGTGTAAATGCAAGTGTTTCAACCACTAAAATTGACTTATTTTGTAACGATTGGACTACACTTAAACCCGTTGTACGAGATGACATCGCACCGTTTGTTGTTGCATCTTTTGATATCGAATGTAATAGTTCTACTGGTAAATTTCCAGATGCTGACGTAACCGACGATGTGTGTTTTCAGATTGCAATTTCGTTGTGTAAATTTGGGAGTGATGAACCATACAATAAGACTTGCTTGTGTTATAAGAAAACTGACGATAACACAACCAGTGGCACTATATTAAGTTATGACACAGAACGTGAAATGTTGGAAGCGTTTCAAAAATATATTCAAAAACACGACGTTGATATTCTCACCGGGTGGAATATTTTTGGTTTTGATCTCGAGTACATTTTTAAACGTGCATACGTATCTGGATGCAATCGTCGTTTTTTCAATCTCGGCAGACTTCGTGATGTGGCTTCTGATTTAACTATCAAGAAGTTGAGTTCAAGTGCTCTTGGTGATAATTTATTAAAGCTACTACCCATGCCAGGGCGATTTGTATTTGATATGTTTCATGAAGTAAAAAAGAATTATAAGCTTGATTCATACTCGTTAAACAATGTATCGAAATTGTATTTGGGTGATCAAAAGATAGATATGCCCGCAAAAGAGATGTTTTTACGATATCGTGAAGAAGACCCGATAAAACTTAGAGAAGTTGCAGAATATTGTATCAAAGATACACTTCTTCCACATGGTCTCATGAAAAAACTGTGTACCCTCTTCAACTTGGTTGAAATGGCGAAAGCAACATGGGTACCTATTTCATTTCTATCGGAGCGTGGACAACAAATCAAGGTTTTCTCTCAATTGACAAAAAAAGCACGTGAATTGGGATTTATGGTACCAACTATTCGTTATGGAGCCATCCCCGAAGAACCTTATGAAGGTGCCACGGTACTTGAAGCACAAAAAGGTGCTTATTATACACCAATTACAGCTCTTGATTTTGAGTCACTATATCCAAGTATTATGATGGCTCATAATCTATGTTATTCGTCATACGTTATGGATGAAAAGAGATACGGTGACATACCTGGTATCACGTACGAAACCTTTAATGTTGCGGATAGAACTTATAAATTTGCCCAAGATGTACCCGGATTACTTCCTAGTATTCTTCTTGAATTAAAACAGTTTCGTAAACAAGCAAAAAAGGACATGGCTTCTGCTACGGGGTTCATGAAAGAAGTATATAACGGAAAACAGCTCGCCTACAAAGTAAGTATGAACTCTGTGTATGGCTTCTGTGGTGCGGGTAAAGGTATTCTACCATGTGTACCCATTGCATCGACAACGACGTCACAAGGTCGTAATATGATTGAACAAACAAAAAACTACGTAGAAAATAACTTCCCGGGTGCTAAGGTGAGATATGGTGATACCGATTCGGTTATGGTAGAATTTGATGTAGGTGATAGAAAGGGTGTCGAGGCTATCGAATACAGCTGGAAACTTGGTGAACGTGCAGCAGAGGAGTGTAGCTCTCTTTTTAAGAAACCTAATAACCTTGAACTTGAAAAAGTATATTGGCCTTACTTTCTTTACAGTAAGAAGAGATATGCCGCAAAATTATGGACACAAGACAAGGAGGGAAAAATGAATATGGACTATATCGATATCAAGGGTTTACAAATTGTTCGGCGAGACAATACACCTCACGTACGAAAGGTGTGTAAAGAGTTACTTGATGTCGTACTTAATAGTTCCGACAAAGAACCACCATCTGATCTAGCACGTGAACGTGCTATACAATTACTTACGGGTGAAGTAAACAATGAAGAACTTATATTGAGCCAAACGCTTGCAGATAATTATAAAGTGAAGGGTAAATCTATTTCTATCAATAAATACGATGATAAAATGAATAGATATTTAAGTGAAGACGTTAATATGGCACATGTTCAAGTTTTTAATAAGATGAGACAACGTAATCCGGGATCCGAACCACAATCTGGTGATAGGGTTCCATATATTCTTGTAAAAACCGAAAATCATAAAGCAAAGGCATATGAAAAAAGCGAAGATCCAAAATTCGTAGAAGATAATAACCTACCAGTTGATTATCATTATTATTTCATTAACAAATTTTTAACACCGGTGTGTGATTTATTAGAACCACTGTTTGAAAATCCAAAAGAAGAAATTTTCGGTGAGATCATCAATAAACACAAACCACCACCAATTAAAAAAGAACCAAAGGGTCCTTCGTTGAGTACCATGAAAAAGTCTGAACTTATGGAAGAATGTAAGCGTCATGGTTTGGATGAAACTGGTAAAGTTAGTGATTTGCGTGAAAGACTTAAACTCGCAAGGTCTAAAGAACAATCAATTGAAGAGTTATTTAAAAACTATGAAAGTAATATTGATAAGAATACATGAGTTTACAAGATGAAATTTCAAATGTTATAGAAGGTGAAGTGTGTCGACGTGTTCAAAAACAATTAAACGATTACATCCAAACGATTTCAAAAACACACGGAATTTCGATTGAATTATTACTTAGAGACCTACCCGTAAATGTTTATTCTATGGGAGATAATATAACATGTAGAGGTATGAAAATAGACGGGAAGAGATGTACACGTAAAGGTAAATTTAATGGGTATTGTGCAAATCATGTACATCAAAAAAAACGTGTAGAACCCGTCGAAATAAAACGTAGCAATACACATACACATAGTCTATGTCTCTCATTTGTAGAGGGTTGTCCGGCATGTGAGTCGTCAACAAAGAGACTTATAGATTTGAATAGTATGTTATGTAATGAGTAAAACAGATATTCTACTATCGTCAATAAATAATTTTTATAGAGAAGATGACAATAAAACTATACTAAAGAATATACTAAATAAAACAAGTGGTATTTCCCTTCGAAATATTGAATGGTTTATTACAAATTATTCCAAGAAAAATCACACTTCTTATACAACGAGGAGTGGCAGACAATTCTTGGTACATTGTGCATATAAATCTACACTTGATGGATATAGCAAAAAGTTGTTTGATCCATTTTGTAGATCTGATAAAATTTCATACACCATTCCGGGAACTGAAGATAAAATTATGACTACATTAGCCCAACTCAATTTCATAAAATGGTGTATAAAAAACAATATTTTAGATTATATTAAGGATCATAAATCGACACTTTTTAATAAGCAACATTCATAAATCCATTTTCAAACACAAACGTTTGATAACCTGTATAGTACATATGTAGAGTGTATGTATCAGTCAAATTTGACTCTAATTGTATGTCAATGTTCGTCTTATCTGACTGTATATTACTAAAGTCTAAACTTCCCGATGGTTCTACATTCATGGGATTCATCGAAAATGAATACGTATATATATTTCGAATCGGTCTCGATAATCTTTTTTGAAATGGAATGAGATACTTATAGAATGAGTGGTTTGTAGACGTCACGTTTGGAAGTCTGTTACCATTTATATGAAATTTTGCGTCATACATCACCGGTGCAAAAAATGTAAATGTTTGATCAAAGTTAACATTTGAAGAAAAGTTGAATCTATTGTGAATCCGATATTCACCTTCTTCACTAGGTACGGGGTCACCTTCGGAAACATCTTCATCTTCAAACTTTTCATTTCTAAAAAACCAATGTATACATTTAACTGGAACGTTTGCAACTATGTTGTTTTTTATAATGTTTTTACCAATCTCGGTAGTGGTAGATGGATGTCTAAAAACCGTATCGGTTATAAGTAATTGTTTTTCCTTCATAAAATACATTCTTTCATCTGGTGGTAATGTAATTTCTTCTGTGACAATATCAAAATCCAATAGACCTAATATATCCGGTGTGTTTGTAAAGAACGACTGTTTGTGAAAATCAAATTCAAATTCTAATTTTTGTTTATATATTGAACAAAGTGGGAAAAATGGTCTGTTTGGTTTATTTGTCGAATATTCATCACTTGCATATTTTCTCGAAAAAAAGAAATGAAGAGGTATAACAATTTCAGATTCAAATGCGGCAAAAACATTATACGAATCTGAACTATCAAATGGTAAATTCCTATTTAAAAGGTATCTATTGGCGACTTTTTCTGTTATTTCCGAATATAACTCATCATATATAATACACCAATCGTCATAAAGTGTTTCAACTTTCAGTTCGTCCACATGCATTCTTATACTTTTGAAAATATGACGTCCTATTTGATCGGCGTAATTATATCCGAGTTGAAGACTTGGTAATTTTATCCTCACATACATATTGCTTAGAAGATCGCCCATATTTTGGGGATTAAATGTCACTTTCACCTTTTCGCCAAAAGGCCACGAGTCTTTGTTACTCATCTTGGAAACATTCGTTACCCTGTGGTATTTTCTAAAATTTGCATGTCGCTTGGTCTCGTAGTTAAATAAAGAGTCATTTGTATTTTCACTTATTAAATATCTATCTTGTTTCCCGAGTGCATTAAGCGACACAATGGCCGCGGTGCTTGCCCCAGAAGGTTCACACATTCCTACTTACTGTCTACATATTTTTAATATCCATTTTCCACATATCAATGTGAGATGTATTTTTCATTATCACAAGTTCCTCTCGAGTTTGCTTTGCCTCTTGGATAAGGGCCTTTACACTTTCCTCCGTATATTGAACAGTCTTAATATTAAGAAGATAGTCATAACTTCCGGAAATCTGTGGGAAAATATTAGAAAGTTGTCGTTCAAGGTCTTGTTTTTTGCGTTTGAAGACCACAATATCACCCTCAATAACCATTGTAACAAATTTTGATTTGTATCCACACATAGTAGCTTTTGTTTCGAGAACCTTGATAAGATGTGCCTTTCTCTTTTTGTAATGGTCAATGCGAAGTTCCACAAAATCTTTAAGAATTTCTTCCGGACTTGAGTATTTGTAAATACCCTTTACTGGGTGAAAGAGATGCATATTCGAAACATGAAAAGTTTTTCGTAACTTCAAATCTTTAACGAGATCTTTTCCCGTGTAGTCTGAAATTTCAAAATGAACATCTTCAGTTGTCGAATTATTTACAAAACCACCAATCAATTTTTTCTCAACAAGACTATCGAGATATTCTTTGTAATCCTGAGTCCAACGACCGGGTGGTAACTCTGTGACTGTAATATTCATTCCAGACCATTTCCATAGACCCTCCATCATCCACGTATCACCCTCCTTGTGTACCTTCCCCTTGAACCCCTTAAACCAAGGTCTCATAGATACCATAGACTTCCCATCGAGAAGTCTTTCGATATTTTCCTTAATATCACTTGGATTGAATGGTGGAACATAACAACTGAATCCCGTACCAATACCCTCCGTCCCATTAATAAGTACCATAGGTAAAGTTGGCATATAAAAGTCCGGTTCAATCGTGCGACCGTCATCATCTAAATAATTGAGAATTGGATCATCACGTGGATCGAAGATTTTACGAGCCTCTTTCGTGAGCTTTGTAAAAATATACCTTGTTTGTGATGCATCCTTACCACCCATGAGACGTGTACCAAATTGACCACAGGGTTCAAGAAGATTAATATTGTTCGAACCCATGTAATCATTTGCCAACTTTACGATTGTATCTGCAAGTGATACTTCACCGTGATGGTAGGCACTCTTATCAGCAACATATGCAGCCAATTGTGCAACTTTCATTTCATCTTTTAGATTCTTATGAAAACACGCATACATTACCTTACGCTGCGAAGGCTTAAGACCATCTGCCATGTGTGCAATCGAACGTTTGAGATCTGCCAAACTAAAGTTTACAAGATCTTTGTGTACAAAGTTAGAGATGCTCAGGTTCTTTACATGACCATATGGAACTTCCAACTCTGATGCATCTTTGGCAGTACTCTCAAGAAGCCACGTCTTACGATCGTCAGCCTTCTTTTTGTCAAATGCGAGAATGATAGATTTATCTGTCATGATATCCACATCAAATTTAACAGTGAGATCCTGAATCTTTTTAAAGTATTCCCGAGCTTCTGCCGACGTCGACGTACCAAGACCCTTGTAGTATTTAATTTTCCACCCCGCTTGTCCATTACCATACCATGTGCGAAAAGCAGAGTCCGTGTAGAATGACTTTGTTTGAGAACCCTTTGTTGCTTTGATAATTGGTGTTACCATAGAAACAACAAAACCCAACTTTAACAAACTTGGCCAGAAATAATGAATCATATTGAGAATGAGACCCTTAATGTGTGAACCGTCATTATCTGCATCGGTCATAATCATTAGGCGTCCATAGCGAAGTTCTGATACAGATTTGTATTCCTTACCCTGTTGAAGACCCAAAATTTTTTTGAGATCATTGAATTCTTGATTTGTTGTGAGTTGTGATACCGATGCATCTCGAACGTTCTTACATTTTCCTCGAAGAGGGAAGACACCATAGTGATCCCGACCAACCACCGAGAGACCCGCAACGGCGAGAGTTTTTGCCGAGTCACCCTCTGTAACAATCAGAGTACAGTTTCCTGATTGTGAAGTTCCAGCCTTATTGGCGTCATCCAACTTGGGAATACCTGTAATTTTGGATTTTCGGCTTCCATCAGACTTTGAGAGCTCCTTCATCTCCTTAAACTTTGACAGAGCCAAGAGTTCATCCTGAATACCAGTCTTTAACGCATTCTTGATGAACGTTTTTGGTGGCTCAAACTTACTCCCAAAATCTTGAACCTTTGAAGTACATTCGGACTTGACTTGACTAGAGAATGATGGATTTTCAAGAGTTGCTTTCACGAAGATATTGAATGTATTTTTGACCTGTTGAGGTCTCAACTTAATCTTCTTCGCCAATTCGTCAATCACACCAGACGCTAAAAAAGATGCCACATGGTCTACATGTGACCCACCCTTTGTCGTACAGATACCATTCACGAACGATACTTGTTCGAGACCATTTTCAGCTGGACCGACACACACCGACCAGCGATCTGTATTTACGGAACAGAGTTCTGTAACACCCTCATGCATCTTGGCATACGCTTCAAAACTCATTTTTTGAAGGGCTTCGCCTTGGAACTTTACCTTACAATTTGCCGTTGTGCAGATGTTTGCATCAAGTACCCGCTTTTCGAAAATTTTATAAATTGCTGCATCCATTTTTGTCATACCAAAACGCTTCCAGTCTGGAATGAATGTAATAGATACAGAAGAAGAGGCACCCCCGTGCTTCGTAATTTTAGGTGGGTGACATACCGTCATGTTGTTGTTCCATGTTTGAGTATAGGTTTGCTTGGTCTCATGATCTTTAATGACGATTGAGAACTCCGATGAGTAAATATTCGTAAGCTTTGCTCCATATCCATTGCGACCACCAACGATACGCTTCTTTGTGTCATCATAGTTCGTACTCGTAAGAAGATGACCAAATGTAAGTTCAGGATTCCACACCCCCTCTTTTTCATGCATGCGCACACCAATACCACCAAGAGGACCGTTATTCTCGATAGTGATAGCACCCGTGTCCTTGTCTACCTCCGCCGAGATGCTCGTAACACTTTTCGGATGTACAGAGTTTCGGTCGATTGCATTGACCAGAATTTCGTCAAATATTTTGAGAAGAGCTGGTGAGTAGTTTAGATTTTTCTTTTCGAATGTGTTATGAGCTTTGTTAAATATCCAGTACTGTTCAGTACCGATATCAATCGGACCGACATATGAATCAGGTCTTTTGAGGACGTGTTCAATGTGGGTGAGTTTTTGAATACTTTCACTCATGTTCTTGATTTCTTAATAAAAGAGGCTATCACTTAAGCTATTTTTACCAAGAAACAAAGGCGGGGGTCTTTGTTTCGTACTCTTCAAGGATTTCATGAAATTCTTCAACCCATAATCTCATTTCACTCCGTGTAATTGATTCTGTTTTTGGTCTATTAAACTTAATCATCCCAGTTTGTCTCATGGCATGTATACGTGGATTATACTTCATGGATTTATTCATGTAGCAACATTTACACACCTTTACACCTTTAAGGTTATGTATGGTATTCAGTTCAAATGGTAAGTTTGTTTCGTGTAAATATTCATCAAATAAACTGAGTTCCCATCTTTTTGCAAATTTATAGTGTGGATCAAGTGGTGCTAGGCATGTGTGGCACAAATACTTCCATTTTATTTTCATACTTATATATAGAAGATGGCTTATCTTTATTTGATAGGCGCATTAGTTGTGATGTTTTTGATTATGCAAAATAAGTCTAAAGCATTTAATAACTCAGTACAAAAATTAATAAAACAGACCGCTAGATATGCTATTACGGCACAACAAGATGGGTCACCTGTATTAGCTACATTACACGCCAATTATGCAGTAGCGTATTTGCATGCACTCATGGACATAGCTACCGACACACAAGTACATCGTTTAACTGGTATAGATGTTAGTAAATTTAGACAACACATTATGAATGTTCAAGATATGGTTACAAGAAAAACAATAGAAAAGATTCCGGATTTTGCCGGTGATGTTGATATGTATCTTGCATCTATAACTTAAGTGACTTGTCATTTATCAAAAAATATAGAAGAAAAATGCAAGTAATTCGTGATGCGTCGTGGAAATATTTATTAGATGACGCAGTTAAGATGTATCGTATAAAAATACCAAATGATAAATGTTACAAACTTGCAGACTCTACGTGGAAATTGAAAGAAAGACAACGACTCATCAATATTGAACGTGAAAGACGAAAGATTGTTGTACTAGATAAACCACCAGAAGTAAATACACGTGAAAAACATATATATCAAAAATTATGCAAGGCGACAACTATGTCTGGTAAATGTTGTTCTTTTAAGGCGGTGTGTGGAGATTATTGTAGAAAACACAATAACAAACCAAGTAAATCGGAGATAATTCCGAGTATCGAAGATATTTCGAAACAACTTGATGAAATTAAAATAAATATGTAATATAAATGAAATTAGATCAAGAAAGCCTCAGACCTGTCATAATAGCCATGTCAATTTATCTTACAATAAGTACACTAGTTCCTAAAATAGCTAAAAAACCGTCTGGAATTGATTTTATCGATGACATTGTAATGATGATCATATCTCAACGAGATGTCATGATGTCCGGAACTATATTAATCGGTCTCATTGTTTTTGCCACCAATTACATTAATGAAGAATTCTTCTAATATGTTATCATTACCAACCATTTTCTTTGTGTATTCGTGATTCATGAATTTCATTTTTTTGTTATATGCATCTGACATGTATTTCATGAGTTGTTCGAAATTTGGTTTCCCCCAAATCATTCCTTTTTTGAATAAAAAATCATCCTCATGTATTTCTTGTAAATCACAATCTATTAGATAAGGTGTTTTGATATATTCCGAAGCTCCACCATAGTCTGTAATAATTACCGGTTTATCGTGCATACAAGCCTCGACTGCACCCATCCCGACACCCTCCGACGACGAAAAATTCACGTAACAATCGGAGATTTTATGAATATCTTCCATTTCCTCGTTAGAAATGAGACCATTTATCACTTTTACATTTGGAAGATTTATTTTTACATCTTGATTGCATGTTGCCTTAACTACGAGTCTTGAATTTGGTAATTGTAGGCGTATAAAGGCTTCTAGTATATATTTGAAATTCTTTCTATTATCTAAAATATTTCCGATGTGATAAAATGTATAAATTTCGGGTGGTGGTGGTATGTGGGCGTGTACTATTTTAAATGTAGTTTCTGGGAATTGTCTTGATAGAACAGTTTGACAAAAACTACTCGGAACTAATATTTCATCGAATAATTCAAACAATTGTCCATAATCCTCGTGAACTGTTTCTGTTTCGCATACCGTCATACACGACACCTTTTTAGCTTTACTCTTTAAGAATGGTATATATTCGAATATGTACTCTGTAGGAATCGCAAAAAGAAATGCATGATCACAATCTGGTATATTTTTGTCACCTATCATGTAATATTGTGCATCAGGGAATAATGAACGATATTTATTTAAGTGTTGACCAATTCCACTGAGTAACGCCGGCCCAACGAATATCATCTTAATTTAAAGATTATCTTAGCTTTATATATATATTATAATGAATGCTCTCAAACAAGAAATCGACGATGAAATTTCCAGACCACGATTAGACAAAGCGAAACTCTATAATCTATTGTTACGAATGGTCGATGAAATGGGAGATTCTGGAGAAGTCCAAGCTGGACCAGAAGGTAAACGTGGTGAAAAGGGTGAACGTGGTGAAAAGGGTGAAAAGGGTGAAAAGGGTGAAAAGGGTGAAAAGGGTGTTTGTGAATGCCAATGTGTTTCAAAAACTAAAAAAAAGGTCGCTATGGTGAGTGAGGAAGATTAAA